GTAATAAAATCAAAGCTATTGTTCAGTCAGGACATGGCGAAAACTTTATTTCTAACTTTTCGACCAACATCTACGAAGAAATGCAACAACAACTTGTAATTGCTCCGATGTTTAATCGTGTGCAAGTAGATGCTAAAACTTTCCGCATCCCAGTTGCTGATGAAGATGATGGAACTAGTTCAACTAATGATTCGGTTGCCCAGTTTGAATCAGGAACATATGCGACAGGCATTGGTGACACAACTCGTGTTCCTTCATCATATCAAAACGTAATTAAGTCAGTTGATTTGACTCCTCATAAATTTATGACATCAACTCACCTTGCAAAAGATGAAGAAGAAGATACAATTCTTCCTCTTATTGACTTCTTACGTGCTTCTACCACTCGTCGTATTGCTCGTGCAATTGATAAAGCTATTCTTCGTGGAGACGCATCATTGTCAGGATTTGAAGCAAACTCTGTAGCAGCAGTTACAGCTGGTACAGGCTTCCCTTCAGTAATTAAAGGGATTACTAAACTTGCTGCGGATGCTTCTCTTGCTCAAGCAACAGGTTCTGCAAGTGCTAAAGCAGCGCCAGCAGAAATTGCTGATGCACGTGCAACTCTTGGTAAGTATGGACTTCAGTTAGGTGATCAACTTGTTTATATCACCTCTGTAGAAGGTTACAATTCGCTTGTAGCTGAAACAGATTTCCGTACCGTAGATAAATTTGGTCCAAATGCTACCTATTTAACAGGTGCTCTTGGAGCTATTTACGGAATTCCTGTTGTTATCTCTGAATTTATGGATAACGCAGGTTCAACTAATAATGTTCTTGGAACTCTTGTTTACAAGCCAGGATTCGTTATTGGTGAAAGACGCGGAATGGAAATTGAGAGTGAGTACGAACCACGTCAGCAGGTAACTGCAATGTACATGTCAACACGTTTTGACTTTAAAGCATTGACTACTGTAGGAACTGCTGCTGCACCGACATTGAGTTCAGCTTACTCATTCGCGTGTAATATTAAAGCTGGCTAATATAATAGCTAGTTATATAATATAAAAGGCGTTAATGCAACAGGGCAGGTGTAAACAACGCCTGCCCTATTTTACTAAGAGGAGAACCTATAATGGCTAAAAAAGATCCTATAGAGAGATTGCTTTCTATTGATGATTATCAAGAGTTCTTATTAAAACTAAAATCTTATAATGTAGACTCTGATGATATGAAGAAGCAATGGAAAGAAAGAAGAAAACCAAAAGCAAAACCTGAATCTTCTACAACAAATAGAAGTATGCAGTCAATGTTTTCTACAAAAAAAGTAGTAACAGAAACATCAGTACCTGATACCTCTGAAGAGGAGTAAAAAATGGCACAACCTGTAACAGTTCCTTACGTATCTTTAGGAGAAGTTAAAGAGTATTTACAGATAAACAGTAATACTTATGATAATAGAATAAGTAATTTAATTTCCTATGCTTGCTCAGTTGTAGAAAGCTATGTAGGTAGAGAGATTAAAAGTAATGTTTATACAGAACTTTTTAACGGAGGAACTTCTCAGGTATTTGTCTCTAGACTGCCTCTAAATAAAGTAACATCAATTACAGAATATGACGGAGTAGCTCATAAAACACTAATAGGTCCTAGTTCTGATGGTTCTTTTGTTGGTGGAGATTTTGATACTTCTACTATCACGTCAACTGCGACTTTAAAAACTCGAAGAAAAAAGTTTGGAGAAAGTTCTGCTTATTTTGATGGAAGTGTTTTTATTTCAGCAAACGACCCAGAAAGCGGTAATCCTAAATTTGATTTTCAAAGCGATGATTTTACTATTGAAGGATGGTTTAGATTTGAAGATTTATCTAACACTAAAACAATGGTATCAAGAGGAGACGCAAATACTAAAATAGAGTTAGGCTATAGTCCTTATTTAGGAGTTAACTTTAGAGCTTTAAATTCAGACACTGAAGTAGCTAATGTACATCATTTTACAAGTACCTCTTCTACTTCAAGCTATTATGTACCAAAAGCAAATTCTTTTAGTCACTATGCTTTAAGTAGAGAAGATAATAATATAAGATTGTTTATAGACGGATCACTTATTAAAACACAGTCTACATCTAATTCTCTACCTTCTATTTCTACAAGTACTCCTTTATACTTAGGTAAAACAGGGGTAACAGGTAGTGAAAACTATTTTAAAGGTTATATAGACGAGTTTAGAATAACTATAGATGCTAAATATACCAATACTTTTACAGCCCCGACTATTCCTAATGCAACAGATGAAAACACAGTACTATTACTACATTTTAATGGGACAAATAATAATTCAGCATTAAAAGATGATTCTAGAACTACTCCAGAATATATTTGGGATTCAGAAACAGGGGGCATCAAAAGATACAACGCAGGAGTGTTAGGTGTGACAGATATATCTGTTATTCCTGAAACTACATTCAGAAACTTTCCTAGAGGCGTAAAAGTTACTTATGACGCAGGGTTCACTATCATACCTCGTGATATCAAAGTAGCGACTTTAGACTATATCAAAATATTACATAAACAAACACAAGAAAATGCAGGATTCTCTTTACAAGGAGAAAGTGGTAAATCTCATGGATTAAGTGCTAACTTTCCTCCACATATTCGTAGAGTTCTTGAAATGTATCGTGTGGTAATGTAATGGCTGTAGTAGCTTTTTCTATTACAATTACAGAGCCGGAACTAATAAAAAACTATGCTCGTTATATGGAAGAAGCACAAAAAGCAAGTAAAAAACAAGCAAATAAATTAACCTATATGGAAAACATGGTAGAAAGATCTTTATCTAGGTATTATAAAGCTACTACTAATCCAGCTGCCGCAAAAAATGCAGCTTTAGTCCCAGATTTAAGCATAGATTCCCCAAGAATAGCGCAGGCTCTTGCTAAGTCTTTTGGGGCTGATATAGAAGATGTAGTAGATGTTGAAGCAAAATATAGAAGAGGAGGATCTTCAGATACTACAATAGGACAGAGGTCTGCTTCTGTATTTTCTCAAGGATTTTTAGATCAGCTAAAGTTAATGGCTAGACAATCAGAAGAAGAAGGGTTGTTAGCAAAAAGCAAAGATTTTGGCGGTAAAGGTATAGATACTTATGATGTAAATAATCCTGCAGAAGTATTGAGAGCAGTTAGAGCAAAAATAGGTGGATCAGGATTTTTTAATCTAGTTGCTAAATATGATCCTGACCTACATAAAGCTTTTTATAATAAGGCAAAAAACCTGTTAATAACTGAAGCAATTATTATAAAAGGTAAAGTAACTGGTATAAAAGCTGTAAATATATTTTTTCCTTTTAAAGACTTTCAGTCTCCTCCTTTTATTTCAGAACTAGGCAAGGGAAGTTCTATTAGATATAAATTAAGTGATTCTTTTGAGAGTACTTTAATTAAAAGACTAGAAGAAACAGGCCCTCCTATAGTAACTAATAATGTTGAAGAGTTTACAAAAATCTTAGATAGTATTAGTGGTCGAAAAAAACTAGGAAGAGTAGATTTTGCAGCGGCTCCTCCTTTAGACTATGAACTTCAATTTGGTGTTCCTACTGGGGGTTCCATACCTAGAGTGACTGGTAAAGTAAAAAGAGGTAATTACGTAAGAAAAGAAAAAGAAGATAAGGAATCTACTACTAGACTGATATCTTCAGCTCAACTTACTACTATATTACAAAATAGAATAGAAAATAAAATGCCAAAATTTGGCCCGGCTAACCCTACTGAGGGATTAAAGTATAGAACAGGACGTTTTGTAAATTCTTTACAGTTTACAATAGATTATAAAAAGCAATTAATTTCATATTTTGCAAATCCTCCTGTATCTGAATATTTTGATAAATTTCATAGTCGTCCATATGCAGTAGGACAAAGACTAATACGACCTACTATAAGAAAAACTGTTCAAGAATTATTTGGAAGACAGTTTAGAATAATTAAGACTTGAAAAATTTTAATTTGCCAGAACAAGTTTAAGGTGTTATACTAATAATGTCGAATCAAAGAAGAAACATAATAAATCATATTCTTACAAATTTAAAACTTATAGATGGATCTATTTCTTCACTAAACTCTTCTTATACGTTTCAAAATAATATCTTTGATAATGTATTTAGAAAAATAAAATTTTTAGATGAAGTAAATGATTTTCCATCAATATTTTTTCAAGTTGGAGAAGAAGTTAGAGTATATAACACTTCAGGTAATACCACGGGTTTAATACCTCTAACTCTTAGACTTTATGTCAATGATGAAGAGTCATCTGGTAGTCTAGATAGTTTGATTCAAGACATAGAACATATTATATATAACTTGGATACTGGTGTATACAGTATTCGTGATATAATTATTTCGAGCGTTGATACTGATGAGGGATTAGTAAAACCCTACGGAATAGCCGAAATAGAAATCTTAATTGATTATGAATTAGATATAGAAAACTAAGGAGTTAAAAATGGCAGGTACTCAGCTAAACCTACAAAGAAATACTAAAGTCTTCTACTCTGTAGAAGATCTAACTCTAAGTGCTACCGCAGCTACTGACCTTACCCCTCAAAATACTTGGAGAATTGAGGTTCTAGCTGGATATGCACTTTCTGCTGATTCTGCGGTACAAGATATCACTTCATTAGAAAGTGGATTAGACCCAGATAGAAGCGTTCAACGCTTTAACACAGCAAGAAACCCCGTGGAATGGAATTTCCAAACATATTTACGCCCTACAGGAGCAGAAGTAAACGATGGCTCACAAGGAACTGGTCTTGCAGAAACAGGCAATAGTAAGCCTGTTGCTGATTGGTATCTCTGGCAAGCTCTTGTAAGTAATACTAAGCCAGCATCTTCTAATGGTGGAGAGCAGTCTATTTGGCATTATGATACAACTACTAGTTCTGCTAAACTAGCATCTGCTAATACAGCAGGTTCTGCTAATACTCACTCAAGTAGATCCAACTTCGCTATTGCACAAGAAAATCATATGTATTTTAAACTTGATAACCTTGTATATCAAGTTAAAAATGCTATTGTTAATACTGGTGAAATTGATGCTTCTGTTGATGGAATTGCTACTACTACTTGGAGCGGTTTTGGTACAGAGATGGTAGAACTTACAGGCGATGCAAGAGCTAAAGCTATTGCAGTATTTGGTGGTGTTGGTAACGATGGAACTACTGTTACTCCTAATGCTAGTATTAGCATGGACGCAGAAGCATCACATCATCCTTACGCTACTATGAACGTAGAGGGCAGTACTTACACAGTTGACTTTATTAAAAACCGCTTAAGTGCTATTTCTATTAGTCATCAAGGAAGTGCAGTAGAAGGAGCAAATATTTATTCGTTCCCAGTAACAGGGCTATCTTTCAGCTACTCAAACGATGTTACATATTTAACACCTGAAGAACTAGCAGCATTGAATACTCCAATTGGACAGTTTACCGGATCTAGAACAATTACCGGTTCATTTACTGCATATTTAAGATCTGCCTCTGAGACCTCTGTTAGAGCTAACTCAGCACAGTTCTTGAATAAAGTTGTTAACGATTCTCGTGTGTCACACGCATCTACCAGTTCTGCTAATATTCAAATTGGTGGTAGTACAGCTCCATATTTACATATTAATATGCCAGCTGTTCAATTTAATTTCCCAGTTCACCAAATTGATGATGTTCTTGGAATGTCAGTCGATTTTCTTGCACAAGAAAAACAAAGAGGTGGTGGAGACGAGATTCAATTCTTTGTAAAGAGTGACAATAATTAATATATGATATTATCTGAGGGGGTAATAAATTTCATGTGGGTGTTCATCATCAGCAAAAGCAAGCTTCCCCCTCAGCTTAGCCTAAGCTAATATATGATGAACACCCTTTTTTTATAACCTAACTAGGGGGAAAAATGAGTAAAATTCAAAATTTAATTGCAACTGAAACAATTTCAGAAGTAGAATATCCAGATATTGAAGGTTTTTTTATTAAGATTGCTTATCTAAATAGAGAAGACTTAGTTAAAATTAGAAATGCAAGTTTAAAATACGCTTTTAATAAACGCACTCGCCAAAGAGAAGAAGAAATCGATAACGATAAATTCTTAGAAGCGTATACAAAAAAAGCTATTAGAGGTTGGAAAGGTTTAAAAATGAAAGATCTTCCTAACTTATTGCCAGTTGATTTATCTAATTCTAAATTAGATGAAACAATTCCTTATTCAGAAGAAGAAGCTTTATTCTTAATTAAAAACTCTTCACTTTTTGATCAGTTTGTTACTGATTGTATGAGTGATTTAGAAACTTTTTCTACTAAGAAGAAAGAGACTGCGGAAAAAAACTAATACACTACCTTCAAACTAGTTTTGTTGGGGGTGGTATTAGTAAAGAAGTATACTGGCAAATGGCTGATCAAATGGGTTGGACTGACTTTGATGATGAGCCTTTAGACCCTAGCGATTTGTCAATATCTGCTCAACAAGCCTTAATTCTTATGAATATCTTGCCAGATAAAGTTGAGGGAATGAGTGGTGTTTGGCTTGGAAAAGAGTATGCAGGTTTAACAGATATAATGAATATATATCAGATGATAGATTGGAAAGATACTTTTGAAATGCTACAAATCTGTATTCAGGAATATGGTAAACATTACGAACAACAACGTAAACAAGCAGAAGCTAGAGCTAAAAGTAAAACGAGGTAGGGATGTAACAAATGGCAGCTAAAATACAAAAAGTTACTATAAAAGCACAAGCACAAGGTTTTAAAAAAGCTGCTGGCCAGGTTAAAACTCTAGGTGATGCACAGTCTAAAACTATTAGGGCTCAACAAAATCTAGGTAAAGCATCTGCTTCTTCAGGAAGACAATTTGCTGCCCAATCTCAAGGTTTAGGTGGTTTAGTGTCTGCTTATGCTGGTGCTGCTGCAACAGTTTTCGCACTTCAACAAGCTTTTTCAGCCCTATCTGCGGCTGCTCAATTTGATCAAATTATTCAAGGTACTAACACTTTAGCAGCTGCTGTAGGTGCTAATGGTACAGAAATTCTTAATAGTGTTAGAGAAATTACTAAAGGACAATTAACATTAATTGAGGCTTCTAGATCTGTAAACATCGCTTTATCAGCGGGATTCAATCAAACACAAATTGAAGGATTAACACAGGTTTCTCTTAAAGCATCAAGAGCTTTAGGAAGAAATTTAACTGATGCTCTTACCCGATTAACTAGAGGTACTGCGAAACTAGAACCAGAACTTTTGGACGAACTTGGTATTTTTACTAGAATAGAACCAGCCGTAGAAGCTTACGCGGTAT